GGATCAGCACGAAAGACTCTGCATCCATTAGACACCCTTCTCCCTAAGCTCAGCCACCATGTTGTCGAGCAGCTGAATGTACGACTCTTCGACCTCACCAGCAGCCTTGTCTGCCTTATCCTCAGGAGTCTTGGCATTCTTGATATCGTCGCCATTCTTCTTGGCATTGTCAATTGCCCCTGCAGCCTTAGCCGCCTGAGCTGCTTGCTGATCTGCAGCGGATTGCTGCCCCATAGCAATCTCGAGAGCCTTCTGCTGCTTCTCCTCTTCGACCTCGTCCCAACTCTTCGGCTCATCGGGGAACAGCTTATCCACAATGTCCGTGTCCTCACCGAGCGCAGTGAGCAGCTGGGTAGTAGCAGTCTTGAGATCGATGGTATTGGCAGGGGTCTGACCAGACAGGGTCACACTCTTTACGATGGCATCGATGCGCTCGTTGATATCCTCCTGGAGGATGGGCGGGAACTTGATATCGAACGTACGGTTAAGCTCGCCTGTATCAACGTAAGACTCTCCATAGTCGTTGAACGAGCGGACACCCTTGAGCTTACCACCAGGCTTCAGCGCAGACTGGTCGATGACGTAGCCCAGCACCGTGCTGAAGATGTCCGTCCACAGCTCCTGACGCTCCTGGAACATGAGGAGCATCGGCTGCTCCATCGCCTTGGCAGTAGCAAGGTTACCAGTGCTAGGGTCTCCGAAGTAGTGCTCGTAGATACCAGTCGCAGCGCATACCATCAGCAGAGCACGACGACCATCGTCCACAGCCACCGTGGCACCACTCTTAGGCATGGGTGTAAGATCGAAATTGTCTGAGGACATCCATACCTGAGCCGCTTGCCCAGGGAGATCACCATTCATAGGGTTAGAACCACCGTTAATGGCTCCTTCGAGCACCTGCTTGGCTTGCCCCATACCCGTGGCACCAGACTTGCTCGTAGCCTTCCATGCGAACTTGGACAGGCTCTTGACAATGGTGTACCAATCCTCAAGGAATTCCTTGTACGCCTTAGCCCAGTCGATGGCTGCGTAGATCTCAGAAACACCGTATTCCATGTCGGACAGGCAGTTCGTCTTCACATGGTATACGGGATTCATAGCCATAACCTCGATGCCGTTGAAGTACCGAGGCAGACCTCCCTGAGGCATGTAGTTGATGTCTGGGTACATTGCCTGTCGGGTCTCGTACTTCTGCGAGCCTGCTTCCTTAGGCTGCTGCCACTGACGGAAATAGTACCACGGCTCCTTACTGTCCTCGGGATTGTAGATGATGCGAGTGATCTCGTTCAGCGGGATGGTACGCACACGAGTGGCACCGTTGAGAGGGTCTGTGAAGAATGTGAAGAACAGATTTGCAGTCACCTGGAGCTCAGTCTCCTTGACTAGCATAGCCTGTTCGCCTGTAAGCTCAGCCTTGTTCTTGGAGTCGCCCATGAACGCATCGATAACAGACTGGACATCCTCGTCTGCAGCTACCACGTCGACACCATGACCGAACACGTAGTTCGCCTGAGTGGCTACGGCTCGCTTGACCAGAGGATTCTTCAACCAATACACCCTTGCCATAGCGGCAATCTTGTCGATGGATGCCTTGGTGAACTGACGATTCAGCGTAGAGTCACCGATACGCTCGTAGCCCACGTCATCCAGAGCCAGCTCCAGCTCAGCGATACGCTCCTGCAGCAGCTCGTTGTTGCTGTGCTCGGTGAAAGCTATGTTGCCGTACAGCTCGACAGCCTCGCTGAGACTGTTAAGCTGTCCACCGCTCAGCCCATTGGCGATCTTCAGGAGCGGATGATTCTTGTCCATTGCCATTCAGATACCTCCTACACTGGTGAGATGATGTTGGGTACGTCGAGCTCGACCAGTGAAGCACCAGTCCTACGGCTGGCGAGCTCCTGAGTGAGGATAGCGGCATAGGATGCCGTGTCGACTTGGTCGTCGTGAGCGCCCATGGGGAAGCCGACGAGCTCATCCTCGTAGTCCCCCAGCCATGCGGCACCCATACGATGGAAGACCTTGTGGCTCTCGTAACGAGCACCCATGGGGATAGCCTTGGTGACCTTGTCCTTGGTGGCGTTCAGCTCCATTACAGGCACACCAGCATTGCGCAGCATCTGGAAGACGGGACGACCAACACCATTGACCTCGATGCCCATGCACGTGGGCATGTAGCGTCTGTACTGGTCTAGCAGGAGCCTAGGCTGTTCAGCGCCTTCCATCTGTGCCCTGAACACATCCCAAAGAAGCAGGTCGTTCTTCGGAGTGACGATCCATGTACTGCATACGAACCAGTCTGCTGTGGTCTTGGCAGAGGCTGTCGGATCGACGGTCTGGAAGTGCCAGCATTGCTCAGGCACGAATCGTTCATCGCCCGTGTCCCTGTGAAGCACGTACGTATGGTCGATGAGCTCCCAGTACCTGAAATCCTTCCTACGGAACATGGTACCGTCTGGAGGACTGGGGTGCTGCTGATACATAGCATTGAACATGTAGCTGCCCATGGCGATTCGTGTACGATTCAGTGACACCTCATCATACATCTCTGGCCACAGCGCCTCTCCGTCAGAACGACCGAGCTGATCGGTGCCCTCTGCCAGAGCGGGAAGGCTCAGTACCTTCCACTTGTCCGCACCCTTCTCCATATCCGCCAACAGACGTCCTGCAAGGTCGTCCTGATGCCAACGAGTCATAACGACAATCACGGCACCGCCTGGAGCCAAACGAGTGCGCAGCGTAGTCTGGTACCAATTGTAGGCAGAGCGCCTCACCGTCTCAGAGCTAGCCTCTTCATAGTTCTTAATCGGGTCGTCAATAATGGCGATATGAGCACCTTTACCAGTGATAGCGCCACCAACACCTGCTGCAACAATGCCATTGTCGTGGCTTCCTTCGAGTCCCCATCGGTCTGCACGAGCAGCATCCTCTGCGAGCTTGACTCCGAACAGTTCCTCGCTGTCTCTCATCTTGTTCCTCGTCATTCGACCGAATTCCTGAGCGAGGTCTGCCGAGTAGGATGTGAGCATCCACGTCATCCATGGATGGTTGCCCATTCCCCACACAGGAAACTCCTGGGAGACGAGGCGAGACTTACCGTGTCGAGGCGGCATGAAGATCATAACACGCAGATTATCGCTCTCCGACTCATTCATGCGTGCCTCGTGAATAGCGACTACGTCATTGATGGTCGCTTCGAGCTGAGCTGCAATGAGCCTGTGGTGGCGTCCGATCTTGTAGCTCTCGTCCATGTACAATGTGTAGTCGAGAAGGTGGCGACGTGCGAGTTCCTGTCGGATACATTCGAGCTGACCGAGCATGTTAGGCACATCTTTGATGTCGAGCGGTTGAGTCCTGTCTCCATCGGACAACTGGGTGGGAAGACCTTCAGGAGCTTTTGTTCCGACATGGGACACGACCTTGTTACGTCTAGGCATCTTCCACCGCCTCAGCAGTCACGGGTAAAGCGGGAAGTGCCGCATCATCCACATGATCTCCCACGGTCACTTCCACAGCTTGTGCAATTTCTTTCACCTTGGCACGTAATTGTTCATCTGTTAGGGCTTTCACGTCTACCTGCCAATTCACGTCTAGCTTGTGCTTAGTCTCGACGGAAATCTCCATTACCCGCTTGGCATTCCACACATCAGGCATACGGCATTCGAGGTATCGAATCATCGCCGAGACGTTGCCGTTAATAGCAGCAGAGAACAGAGCATTCTCGACCAATGAGCATGCGAAAATGCGAGCCTCTTCCAAGTCGCACCAGAACTTGGCATACTTGCCTTCTTGTCCTCGTGCCATTTCTTCCTTACCACGACGACGCCACTCAGTGATTGTACGAGGGTTCAGACCAACACGAGCTGAAGCAGTGGTGAATGTGTAGCCTTGCTTCACTAGCGCGACAATTTGAGGAGCCTTCTCGTCGAATTTGTGGTAGCCACCCTTAGCTGCTGCTTCCTCAATGTTAGTATGGACGGCACAATATTTGCCGTCCACCGTTGCCCCCTTTGTGCATTGCTTTCCTGTTCGAGGATTGTGTCCTTGACAACGAGGAGTCCCCCAGTAAGTCCAATGCTCAGGGTCTTCAATATGCTTAGGATGTGGGTTATTTTTGGAATACTTAGGCTTCGACTTCTTAGATCCTGAGACCTTCTTCGAAGCCTTAGTCTTCCCATTCTCCCTGTTAGTCGTCATTATCACCACATTCCTATTATTTAAATATATACTCCTTATCTATTATCGCTCTTTTTCTTATAGATTACCTTATCAATTTCATTATATTTTCTTATGCATTAATACGTTTTCTTGTTTTACCACATTAACGACATCTCTCGAAAATATTTTTATTATTTTCAAGATTCCCGATGAAAGTTGAACAATTTCGAGCGATAATAGTGTTGCAGGGAATTGACAACGACTTCGAAAGGACACTGCAATGACCACCATGACCAACTTCTCCACTACCGCTGAGCGCATTGGTAAGACCACTTCTGAGAAGAGGGCTGTCGAGGCTATGGCGAATTCTCTTGGCTCCGTTGAGAACGCCATCGCCGACGGCGACACCCACTACGAGGGTCACTGCTTCATCGACGATGCCGAGCAGTACGCATCCGAGGGTCTCGATTCGCTCGACAAGCGCACCCTCAACCACATCTCCGATGAGCGCATCAACGAGCTCGTTCACGAGGTAGCCCTCACTTTCGATTACCTCGAAGAGTACAACGAGCCAGCCACTTCACCTGAGGCTAACAATGACAAGGAGAACGCCATGACCGCGCCCCAGACTTCTGTTTTCATCCCTTCCTCTGCCGCTTCCATGTCCTTCGAGGACTTCATCGACGGCATGTATCTGTTCGCTAGCAAGTGGGTCGGCGAGATCGCCGTTGATCGTGTGGCTATTCGTGTTGAGTCTCTCTACAACGACATCACGTTCCGCACGATGGTGTTCGAGTATCGTCAGGCTGTGCTTTCTCGTGACGCCAACAAGAAGCTCATGTTCCGCTCGATGGTGACTGGTGACGCTGTCTGCACCGCTGACGACTGGGACAACGACATCTATTCATCCAAGGTGAATGCGTACGGCGACGTGCTCTACGATATGCTCGTTCGCCTCCCTAGGAATGCCGAGGATGAGCGCGAATCCCTCAAGAAGTTCTGCGAGTAGAATCTGTTGGCTGGGTGGGGAGACCTGCCCAGCCTTTTTCTCTGAATATTTTCAAGATTTTCTTGATTCCCAATAATAGTTCAACTATTTAGAGGGATAATAAGGTCGTCAGGAAGTAACGACTGAAGGGAACTGAAATGGAGAACGTCAAGGAAATCGTCAAGATCGGTCAGAAGCTTACCGCCCACAAGGGTGAGTGCATTGGCATCAAGATTTACGAAATGAAGAAGGAAGTCGAAG